ATCTTAGCCACAGCGTTTGCCTTACGTATTCATGAGAAAGAGCAGAGCCACGCTAAGTTTGTCGGGGCTTTGATCCGAGACAAGACCGTTCGTGAGAAGTTCTTTAAAGAGATGGACGACCACATTGAGGAATTGGATGCGACACTCAAACCATAAAGCAATTAGGGAGTTGCTACTTCAGAATCCTGATGGCCTTATGGTCAGTGAGATAGCTAAAGCATTGGGCGTGAAGAACGATTCAATAAAAGTTGCCTTGCGATCTATGGTCGATACCTATGTAGATCGTTGGGTCAAACTACGAGGTTCGCCAATGGCTGCTGTATGGTGTGCCGTTGAGGTTCCACCTAACTGCCCTAAACCAGAGGAAAAGAAATGACAACAGGAATTGAATTTTTAAAACCCGAGCCAAAGCGCAAGGGGCGAGGGCCGGGAAAGAAGCCTGCTTTGATATGCACAAGTATCCGCTTGTCGAAAGAAGTTATGGATTACTTTGATTCCAACTTCCCCTACACCAAGCAAGCCAAAATGCGTGAGGTGCTTGAAGAATACGTTAGAGGTCAGAAGGCCGACTAACAATGTTAGGGTTAACACTGCCGCCTTCGGGCGGCTTTTTTTCGTCTTGCGTTTGACAAAGTAAAAAGCTGTGCTATAGTCTGCCCATAAATTCTATGGAGTGTTAGATGGCACAAACCCCCGAGGCCAAGGTCAAAGCAAAGATCAAGGCCATACTCAAAGAACACGGCGTCTACTATGCGATGCCTATCGGTTCAGGTTTCGGCAATGCCGGAGTCCCAGATTTTCTCTGCTGCGTTGATGGTTCGTTCCTAGCGATTGAAGCCAAAGCCAACGGCGGCAAGATGACAGCACTACAACTAAAAAACTTTCGAGAGATTCACGATGCTGGTGGAATCACCATCATGGTTGATGAAGAGGGCCTTGAACGGCTAAGTGGGTATGTAAAACTTTTAAAGAAAGAGAGTGGGTATGAATGACGGCGTAAAAATTTTGATTGAGCGTATGGAGTCCAACGCAGAGGAGTTCTTTGGTAAGGGTAAGTTTTCACACATAGCTGATATGTTGGACGACTACTTTGCTGGGCGCAATGATGGCAACGCCTTTTGGTTTATGGATGCCGAGGACATCGAACAACTGCGCATAGCGTTTGCCAAGTTTCGACAACAAGCTTTTTCTGGAGAAACCGTTAAGTCTTTGCTTGCGGAACCAAAAGAGGAAGAAGAGAAAACACTCAAGGGGGCCTATCCGTCTGGGTGGAATGATCCTAGGCTGATGAATGCAGTAAAGCAAAACATGGCCCTGCAAAACATAGAACTGCAAAACCAAGCGTTGCAAAATTCAATCCTTCGAAGCGACCCACAATGGAATAAGGACGCCACATATCAATCCCATGCCGAGCAACAAAAAAGCGGTGGGTTTATGGATGCCGTTGCACGGACGATGGGGATCAAATGAATATCCTCACCATTGACTTTGAAACCTACTACTCACAGTCGTTCAGCCTGACGAAGCTCACTACTGAGGAATATGTAAGAGACCTTCAGTTCCAAGTGATCGGCGTGGCCGTGCAGGAAAACGATGGCGAACCAGTTTGGTTCAGTGGCTCAAAGGACGAGCTATACCAGTTCCTCAAAGGCTACGACTGGGCCCACTCGCTTGCGCTTGCGCACAACGCCATGTTTGACGGCTTTATTCTGCATGAGCTGTTTGGCATTCACCCAAAGGGATGGTTGGACACATTGTCGATGGGCCGAGCAGTTCACGGTACGGAAGTAGGCGGAAGTCTCAAAGTACTAGCTCAACATTACAAGCTCGGCGTCAAGGGCACTGAGGTGGAGGACGCCAAGGGTTTGCGCAGGGACGACTTTAGCCCTGAGCATCTAGCAACGTATGGCGAATACTGCAAAAACGATGTGACCCTGACATGGAAACTGTTCAACGCAATGAGCGCCGACTTCCCGCCGACAGAGTTGCGACTAATTGATCTTACCATCCGTATGTTTACGGAGCCGACGCTGGAGTTAGAGGCCGACCGCCTGAAGGCGCACCTGTATACGACACAGACTAAAAAAGCAGAGTTGCTTAGAGACTTCGACAAAGATACATTGATGAGCAACCCGCAGTTTGCCAACTTGCTTCTTAACTTTGGAGTTGATCCGCCAATGAAGAAGAGCCCAACGACGGGCAAAGAAACTTACGCGTTCTCTAAGACGGATGAGGAGTTTATTGCACTGCTGGATCACGAAAGCTCCGTGGTGCAGAATCTTGTGGCTGCTCGACTAGGTACAAAGTCTACGTTGGAAGAGACTCGGACTGAGCGGTTCCTAGGCATATCAGAGCGAGGCCCACTGCCTGTGCCCCTACGTTACTACGCTGCACACACCGGACGCTGGGGCGGGGACGACAAGCTTAACTTGCAGAACCTACCACGCAGTTCACCTTTGAAGTTTGCGATACAAGCCCCGCAGGGCTACATGATGATCGACTCGGATTCATCGCAGATTGAAGCACGTACGCTGGCATGGCTGGCTGGGCAGGATGATTTAGTAGAAGCTTTTGAAAGGGGAGAAGATGTTTACAAGATTATGGCGTCGGCGATTTACGGCAAGCCCGTTTCGGAGATCACCAAAGACGAACGATTCGTCGGGAAGACTACGATTCTTGGTGCAGGCTACGGCATGGGAGCGGCGAAGTTTCAGAAGCAACTTAAAAATTTTGGTGTTGAAATCGAGGTCGAGGAGGCTAAGCGAATCGTTGATACATACCGAAGTACTTATCCGAAAATTACTGCACTATGGCGCAAAGCGGCAGAATCCCTCAAAGCAGTGCTTGAGAATCAACAAACGACACTAGGCCGAGAGGGTCTGCTGATCGTTGAGGGTAGCAAGGGCATCCGACTGCCTAACGGCTTGTATATCAAGTACCCCAACTTGCGGCTACGTCAGGATGAGGACGGTAGTGCCGAGCTGGTCTACGACACCAAGAAAGGCCGAGCCGTTATTCCCAATCGCATCTACGGCGGGAAGGTAATCGAGAATGTCTGCCAAGCATTAGCCCGCATCATCATCGGCGATCAGATGCTGATGGTTGCGAAGAAATACAAAGTGGTCATGACGGTGCACGATGCCATTGCGTGTATCGCCCCGGAGCAGGAGGTTGATACTGCTAGAGAATACGTTGAATTGTGTATGCGCCTGCGCCCCAACTGGGCGCTTGAGTTGCCGCTCAACTGCGAATCAGGTTCAGGTAAAAGTTACGGAGATTGTTAAATGAGTATTGTTTGGTCATACAGCAGCTTGAAGACATTTCAACAATGTCCAAGGAAGTACTACCACACCAAGGTAGCCAAGGATGTTGTTGAGCCTGATACGAAGGCAACGCTGTATGGCAAGCAAGCGCATACGGTGGCTGAAGAATTTGTAAGGGACGGCAAGGCCATCCCCGAAGCGTTTGAATACATGCAGCCAGCACTTAAACAACTGGATGCTATAGAAGGAGAAAAGTTATGCGAAGTGAAGCTGGGTCTGACGAAGGACTTGGAAGCTTGCACATTCAGTGCACCGAATGTCTGGTGGCATGGGATAGCCGATTTGGTAGTTATCAATCAGGAGAAGAAGCTGGCCTATTCGGTGGACTACAAAACGAGCAAGAGTGCGAGATATGCGGACGTGAAGCAACTCGATCTTGTCGCTTGTGGGCTTTTCGCTTTATACCCAACGGTGCAGACGATCAAGAGCGCCCTGTTATTCGTCGTTTCGAAAGAATTCGTCAAGAAGGATCATCATCGTGAAATGATCCCGAAGTATATTGAGTCCCCTGCGCAGGACGTTGCACGGCTTGAGGCCGCATTGGATAATGGTGTCTGGAATCCCATCCAAGGCCCACTGTGCAAATTCTGCTCGGTGAAAACGTGTGAATACAACAGGAGCTAACTATGCCCTACGTCAATAAACCTAGACCCTACAAGAAGGAATACAAGCAGCAGCTTGAAAGAGGAGAACATGAAGATCGAATGGAACGCCAACGAGCAAGAAACGAAATGGACAAGAAGGGTGTCAACCGTGCTGGAAAAGACATCGACCATGTGGTTCCCCTTAGCAAAGGTGGCTCAAACTCCAAGTCCAACCTCAAACTTAAATCACCAAGTGCGAACCGTTCGTTTAGCCGAAACAGTGACCACACGGTGAAAGTAAACCGACCAAAGAAAAAATGAACCTATCAGAATACGAATGGCCTAGACCTCATGGGTTCACACCATTCGATCATCAGAAGACCACAGCAGAGTTCCTGATCTCCAACCGCAAAGCGTTTTGCTTTAACGAACAGGGTACAGGTAAGACGGCATCAGTAATTTGGGCCGTTGATTATTTAATGAGTATTAGAGCAGTAAAGCGAGTGTTAGTGATATGCCCCTTGTCGATCATGAAGTCTGCGTGGCAAGCCGACTTGTTCAAGTTTGCCATTCATCGTACGTGTGCAGTGGCTTACGGCTCTGCCGCTAAACGCAAAGAGATCATCAACGGCATGGCCGAGTTCGTCGTCATTAACTTTGACGGCGTGGCTATATGCAAGAAGGAGATTCTTGCAGGGGGTTTTGATTTAATTGTGGTCGACGAAGCGTCTGCCTACAAGAACGCCCAGACCGACAGGTGGAAAGCTCTGCGTGATCTAACAAAAGTTATCAAGGGTTTGTGGATGCTGACAGGTACACCCGCAGCTCAGTCACCTGCGGATGCTTACGGATTAGCAAAGCTGGTCAACCCAACGAACGTACCTCAATTCTTCTCGCACTTCAAAGATCAAGTGATGCAACAGATTACGCAGTATCGGTGGGTTCCGAAGCCGACTGCGGATTTAATTGTGCACAAGGCGTTACAGCCTGCGATACGGTTTGAGAAAGCTCAGTGCTTGGACTTGCCCCCGGTCACGTATATGTACCGTGATGCAGCTATGACAGCACAGCAAAGGGCGTACTACAAGAAGCTAAAAGACGAGATGCTCATAGACGCCGCAGGGGAAGAAGTCTCAGCAGTCAACGCCGCAGTCAAGATCAATAAACTCTTGCAGATTGCGTGTGGCTCGGTGTACACCGACAGCGGATCAGTTGTGGACTTTGACGTATCGGACAGACTCAAGGTTGTGAAGGAAGTGGTCGACGAGTCAAGCCATAAGGTGTTGATCTTTGTACCGTTCACCCACAGCATTAAAGTGCTCGCCGACTACCTCGGCAAAGCGGGTATTACGAACGAAGTCATTAACGGTGACGTGAGCGTGAACAACCGTGCCGACATCGTCAAGCGGTTTCAGAGCAGCCCAGCAACGAGAGTGCTTATCATACAACCGCAAGCTGCATCCCACGGGCTTACCCTTACCGAAGCCAACACAATTATTTGGTATGCTCCATGCACAAGTGTTGAGACTTATCTACAAGCCAACGCACGGATTGACCGACCCGGTCAGGTGAACAACATGACGATTGTTCACATCAGGGGTTGCAGCATTGAAGACCGTATGTATTCGATGCTACGTAGCAACGTACGCAACCACCAAAAAATAATTGAACTTTATCGACAAGAATTATCGAACGACTCTTGACAATGTCAAAAGTTGTGATACGATAGCGTTCCAAAACAAAAAGGAGTGAGTTATGGACATTGCGGTTCAGGGGGAAAACTCCCCCAACTTGGACACCTTAGCAAAGGTGTACATCAAGATCAGAGACGCACGTAGTGCGTTGAAGCAAAAGTTTGAAGCAGAAGACGAGAGCCTTGAAGCCCAGCTCAAAGTGCTCGAAGAACAGATGCTTGAAGCTTGCAAAACACTGAACGCCGACAGCGTTCGCACCCCACACGGCACAATCATTCGCTTGGTAAAGTCACGGTACTGGACGAACGATTGGGATTCAATGTACGACTTCATCGAAGATGAGGGTGCATTCGGCCTGTTAGAGAAGCGCATTCATCAAACAAACATGAAGGCGTTTCTTCAAGAGAATCCAAACAAACTCCCCGTTGGTCTCAACGTGGAGAACTCTTATTCCGTGGTAGTTAGACGTGCAAAGGAACAATGAAATGAGTAACCTAACAGTGTTAGATCAAGACCTCCCCGACTTTCTGCAAACCGCAGGTGTCAGTGCCCTTACCAAACAATTGGCTGGTAAGACCGGTGTCAAGCGCATCGTGCCCAAGAACGGCATCTTCCGCAAGGTTGTCGGCAAAGAAGAAATGGGCAAAATCAAAGGCGACTTGAACGTCGTGGTTGTCAACGCATCGCCGCACGTTGGGCGAATCTTCTATGCAAAGATGTGGACTGCCGACGCAGAACCCACTGCGCCTGACTGCTTCTCGAACGATGGTCGTACCCCAGACGAAGGTGCGGCTAAGCCCCAATCCGATCGTTGCGATAGTTGCGCTCAAAACATCAAGGGCTCTGGTCAGGGCAACTCCAAAGCTTGCCGCTACTCACGCCGCATTGCTGTGACGCTTGAAGAAGACTTTGGTACTTCTCTGGAAGGCGAAGTCTATCAAATGAATCTGGCTTCTAAGTCTTTGTTTGGTGAAAGCGTGGATGACCGCACCCACCCATTCGAGACCTACTGCAAGTACCTGTCGAACAACGGCAAGAGCTTGGACTACGTGGTGACCAAGTTGTCCTTCAACGAAGACAACGACAATCAATCCATTCTGTTCACGCCTGTGCGGTTTATCAACAAGCACGAATACTCTGTTACCAGCAAGGTAGCATCAGCACCCGAAGTTCAGAAGATGGTCGTCATGACTCCGTACCAAGCGGATATGTCGGGCCGACAACCTCAACTCGAAGCCCCTGCGGAAAAGCCAAAAGCTGCCCTGCCCAAGGCCGAGCCTGTTGAAGAAGTTGCTGAACCTGTGAAGCGTGAGAAGAAGGTTGACCCAACGCCAACTGCAAAGAAGGACTTGGACTCCGTACTCAAAGCTTGGACTGAGGAGTAATTCATGAGCTATGGTTACAGCCAGAATTTGATACAAGCCAATAAATCGGCAAGTGTTAAGTTACCCGGCGTAGCCTTGGGTCGTGCGTGTATCAGTGCTGGTATAAGCGTAAACGATGTGGCTGAATACTTCGGTGTCAGCCGCATGACTGTCTACAACTGGTTCAAGGGAGACTCGTCCCCTGTCAAGAATTTAGTTGAGCCTATCCAGCGGTACACGCACCTCGTCAAGCAGTACAACCGAGTTTAATATGTCATCTTTCGATCTGCTAGAAGCGGTGCTACCACCGGAAGGTAGGTACTGCGTGTTTGGTGTTGGGAAATACCCAGACCAAAGGTTTGTGGATACCAGAGCAGAAGTTGACGAGATCGCCGACGAGTTTGTCCGACGCAAGGTAGATGCCTTCTTTGGCTGTGCCAAGTTCGGAGACAAAAATAACCGCACCCATGAAAACGCACTGTACTTTCGTGCACTGTGGATGGACATCGACTGCGGCCCCACTAAGGGTGTGCCGGACGAGAAGGGCATCATCAAGGGTTATCTCGACCAAACAATTGGGCTCACTGAGTTCAAGAAGTTCTGCAAGGCTGTCGGCCTACCACAACCAATTCTGGTGAGTTCCGGCTACGGTATTCACGCATACTGGCTGCTCGACCAAACAACAAGTCGTGCACCTTGGGAAGCACTCTCCCACCGACTACGTGAGCTATGCGTAGAGCAAGGGTTGATCGTTGACCCTTCAGTCTTTGAAGCCTCCCGTGTCTTGCGTATACCGGGCACATACAACTTCAAGAACAACGATGCAAAGCTGGTAGAGGTTCTGAATGAGAACACAACGCCGCTGACCTACGAACAATTTAAAGAGCTGCTTGGCGCACCCGAGCCAAAAGCAGAACGCCCTGCGTTCATACCCACAACGCTGAGCCCCATGATGGAAGCCCTGATGGGCAACAAAGTCAAACGCTTTAAGAACATCATGATTAAGTCGGCACAAGATGTCGGCTGTCCACAACTGCTTTATTGCTACGAGAACCAAGCCACAATCGACGAACCACTGTGGCGCTCGGCCCTTTCGATCACTGCGTTCTGCACTGACTCGCAATGGGCATCACACAAGATGTCAAACCAATACCCCAACTACGATGAGGGTGAGGTCGACGAGAAGGTTGCACAAATTCAAAAGCGTGGGGGCCCGCACCACTGCGCCACATTCCAAAAGCTAAACCCAACAGGATGCGAAGGCTGTGTCCATAGAGGCAAGATCAAGTCGCCGATCGTTCTGGGTATTGAGGTTGAGGAATCCGACGATACCGAAATTGAAGTGCAGGAAGAAGACGGAGAAGTCATCCACTACCAACTGCCTGAGTATCCGTTCCCATACTTCCGGGGCAAGAACGGCGGTGTGTATAAGAAGCCTTCCGAAGAGGAGGAAGAACCCATACTTGTGTACGAGCATGACTTCTATGTCGTCAAGCGGATGCGTGACCCTGATGCTGGTGAAGTGATTCTGTTCCGTGCGCACCTGCCTCTGGACGGAGTGCGTGAGTTTACTGTGCCTATGACCGCAGTATCGGGGAAGGAAGAGATGCGCAAGGCGCTTGCCTTTGAGGGCATCGTTGCGCACAACAAGAAATACGAAGACCTAGCCGCTTACGCTATTTCGTTTATTAAGAACCTGCAATATTTGAAAAAGGCTGAAATGATGAGAACACAATTTGGATGGGTAGAGAGTAATAGCAAGTTCATTCTCGGCGATCGAGAGATCACAAAGGACGGCGTGTTCTACAGCCCGCCATCAGAAGCTACTAAGGACGTAGCGCCAAAGATTCACGTGAAGGGTTCGTTTGAGAAATGGAAGGAAGCGTTCAACATGTACGCTCGCCCCGGCTTGGAGCCCCACGCATTTGCGGCGCTGACTGGGTTCGGTTCGCCCCTGCTGAAGTTCACTGGGCTGGAAGGCGCAATCATTAACGTGATCCACAAAGAGTCTGGCTCGGGTAAGTCGACTGCCTTGTTTATGTGCAACAGCATCTGCGGGCAACCCAAAGAGCTGACATCCATGTTTAAGGATACTTACGCATCCAAGATTCACACGCTCGGCGTCATGAACAACTTAGCCAACACGATCGACGAGATCACAAATATGTCGGGCATGGAGTTCTCCGACCTCGCATACAGCATCAGTCAGGGCCGGGGCAAGAACCGCATGAATGCGCAGACCAACACCTTGCGCACCAACAACACCATCTGGCAGGGCATAACTTTGTGCTCGGCTAACGCAAGCTTCTACGAAAAACTTGGGGCGGCAAAGAATACGCCGGACGGCGAGTCCATGCGTCTACTTGAGTATGAGATCAAGCCGACAACTGTGATTGGAGTTCAAGAGGGCAAGGAGATGTTCGACCATCAACTGCGGGAAAACTACGGCCATGCCGGAGAACCCTACATGCAATACTTGGTCAACAACCTAGAAGACTCGATCGCTCTGGTGCGCCGAATCCAAGCACGGCTGGATAAGGAAGTTCAGTTCACCGCAAAGGAACGTTTCTGGTCTGCGCTGTGCGCTTGCAATATCGCAGGGGGCTTGATCGCTATGGAGCTGGGCCTTCACAACTACAACATGCGGGCTATCTACGAATGGCTGAAGGGTATGTTGAGTGAGATGCGCCATGAAGTTAAGCCACCAAACTCAACCCCGTTGACTATCCTCGGTGAGTTCTTGAACAGCTATATCAACAACGCTCTGGTTGTGAACGGTGAAGTTGACGCACGGACGAGCCTGTCGGCGATGCCCTTGGCTGAGCCACGGGGAGAACTGCTCATACGCTACGAGCCAGACAACAAAGCCTTGTACGTTGCGGCCAAACCATTTAAGGACTTCTGCGTTAAGCAGCAGATCAACTACAAGAATACGCTCAAAGAGCTGACCACGATGGGCATCTTTAAAGAGGGCACAAACAAGCGGATGTCCAAGGGCATGAAGCTGGTGTCACCCCCAGTGCGTGTCTTACATTTTGATGCTTCGTCCTCTGAGTACCTACAACTGGATACCTTAGTGCAGCAAAATGATAATCGAGACGGTGACGTACAACATTGACTGGTCTAAGTTTCGAAAGGGGTACAGCTTCTTTGTACCCTGTATCGACCACCAAACCGCAAAGGCAACGTTGATGAAAGTATGCAGGCGCTTGAAAATTAAAGTGATTGCCAAAGTATCCATAGAAGACGGCATCAAAGGTTTGCGCATCTGGAGAGTCTAGGGTACACTAACACTGTTAGCTTCCCGCAGTTGCTAACTCACTCTCTCCTTGATTGGACTTTGCCCCCGCCTAGTGCGGGGGTTATTTTTGGGGGTAAGCCTTTTCCAAGATTGCGGCTGCTCTATCCGCAGCGGCCCCAGATACACGGACGTTTTTCTTGTTGAGAAGCACACCGGCGTTAGCCTCACGCATTCCACGGTTTTTAGCATCTGCGTTAATCATGTCCACCAACGCCTTCGGAGTAATCTCATTTTCTGGGTTGCGCATATTGAAGTCAGTAAGCTTGTCGTTAATCAAGTCACTAAAAATCTGGTCAAAGCGCTCTTGCTCTTCTGGCGGACGTGTGAAGTCGATCGACTTGCGGTAAGCATCTTTGAGCTGAGATTCAAGTTGGGCCTTTTCTACCGACACACCCTTACCCACAGCCCCCGCTTTAATGGCAATGTTTTGTGCAGCAGCAATAGCTTCTGGACGGAAGCCGACTGCTTGACCTGCAACCTGCATAGCTGGTACTTGGCCGGGTTCTACTAACTGCGTACCCAGAGTGTCCTGAATACCGCGTGTAGCAATGCGGTGGGCAGCAAGCATATTGCTGATCGAGCCGGGGGCAATCTTTTCTAAGCCAGCTTCATAGTCGCCGTTAGACATAAGTTGGAAGCCCTGTGCATAAGTTAGGGCAGCGTTCGCACCCGCACCGCCAAACATCAAGCCCCAG